CGCGCCTTGTCCTGCGACTTTTGTGATATTTTCGGCCTGTTCGGCTGCCACCTCGCCACGGACATCGAGAACACGTGACCGGGTTATGATTGCGGCCACCGTGTGCAGGCTGCTGAATACGGCGTGAATGACGACGGCATCGCCTTCGACGGCCTTTTTCTGGATGTCTCCGGTGTGCCATGTTCCACCGACCTGCACTTGCACCGACTGGATGCTGCGCATCCACTGGGCGCGTCTGTTGGCGAGGAAGTTGTTGCTGTAAAAAGCCATGATTTTCTCCTCCTTCTCTTAGATTTGGCCGCACCTTCTCGTCCCGCATCTCACGAAGCTGAAGGCGTAGGAGATCAAACTGACGGATCCGGCTGTTATGCCTTGGCCGCTGACAGCTCCGACCTGGGCTCTCTTTGGTTTTGTGCCGCACCTCGTAAAGTTGAAAAGGTGGGCGCTGGTTTCTTTCTGGCATACAACGAGGGCGCTGTATTCCTTCAGGTAGAACACGCCGTCGAGCTTTGATCTGGTGCTTATAGCCTCTTTGGCGATCCTGTGGAACTCTTGGAAGATCTCGTCAGTCATATCCTCGTTTGCAGTCAGGACGATGAAGTGGAATGGAGCCGGATCAAATGGGTACCCGGCATCGAACCACTCCTGAACATACCCGCTGCCGAAGTATGCGCTGACCAGCTGCTCGACGGCGCGCTTGGTACCGCGCTTTGAATGAACCTGATCCGACACTTTGATCGTGTCGCGCTTGCGATCCAGAGGGAGGGCCGAGCTGTACCAGTCGACATTCAGCTCCCACGCCAGCTCGTCAAGCTCTGCATCGTCGAGCTCGTCGATCTTGTCCCATGTGCGCAGCTGCTTGACCTTGCCTCCGGGTTCCGCGATCAGTTGGTTGACCGCCTTGGCCAGAGCCTCGACGGCTGCATCATCCCGCATAAATATCGGGATCAGCTTCCGGATGTCTGCATCTGATAGCCGCATCATACCACCACCTCATGAGTGACAACGAGCGATCCGCTGTGCTTGGCCACTGTCGTCGCTGATAGCTCGGTAAATACCGGCTTGATGACTTCCACCCGCACCGCGCCGATCAGATCGCTGGCCCATGTAGGTGCGAGGATCAGAGCGCGGAGCTTGTCGGGGTTAATGTCTCGATCCAGAGCCGAGTCTTGCCAGTATATATACTGGTCGATGGCTCCACCGGGCCCCTCAATAGTTTCGATGGCCTTGCTCTCGTCTGCGGCCGTTGTGTAGTATTTGAGCTCGATGTCATAGTTCTGGACACTCGGAGCTTCGACCTCCACATGGTCGGTGAGGGGTCTGACGTCGTCAGCGCTGCACGCTGCAAGCACCTTGTCGAGGATGCCTTGGCTCGGGATGACTCCACCGAAGCAGATCGGCACGATCTTCACCCGGCCGTCCATGGTCTGGTCGACCTCGATGTCGATCTCCGTGGCAGCTTCCAGAGCGCCGCCCGGTGTCATGGTGATGGTGAGCAGCTCGTCCTCGTATGCTGCCGTATAGTCAGTCCCGGCCGTGGCCGGTTCCGAGCTTCCGGATGCGTACACCTTCAGGGTGTCAGCCAGTAGATCGCTGCCGCCTTTGTATGCCTTGCCGGCAGAGACGGGGAGCGTGCGGGCGATAGTTTCCTTCTCGCTCTGCACTACCACGTCGGCGATCGTCGGATCTGCTGACTTGGCCCAGTATTTGTAGGCATTGACCGGGCCGGCTGTTGATACTTTGGACGGCGCACTCCGGATCCTTTCCCGGAGACTGTCGTCGCTTTCCTCGTCGCTGCCTCCGGCCGTGGTCGTGATGTTTTCCACATTATCCACATAGGCGATCAGGTCGACGATGACGTTGATGTCGCCGATCTTGATGTCGTTGTATATCGCGCCGCCTTCGGTGCTGGTTGCCGGTACTGTCACGGAGGTCGCTCCGGCCATGATGACGACCGTGGTGTCCGTTGCGAAGTACCTGACATTGTCACCGGTTACTCTGGTTCCGGCCGTGATGATCACGTTCCAGCCGACCGGTGCGCTCATTGAGAAGCGCAGGGTCGTGGTCGCCGGTACCGGTTCTTGTCTTGTAACGCCGGCGCGTTCGCCCAGTGCATCGAGAACAGAGCCCCGGGCATATCTGAGCATTTTCTGACGAGCTGCATCATTTACAGCGTTATACATGGCCACAAAAAGAGGGACGAGAGCCTCCCCGAATAGGCGACGCTCGTCCCCGGGGTACAACGGTTCAGCCACGCCGTTCTCAAGCTCGCCGATGATCGTCTCATGGATCTCCTGCGAGTCGGTTGTAATAAAATTAAGATCAGGCATTTACATCTCCCTCCTTTGCTTGGTTGATTATGATGCCCGCGTTCAGGAGGAAGTCGCCGGTCTCGGCTGTGATGGCCTCGGTGTTGACGCTGTCGACATCAATGCGCGGCTCGTAGTTCTCGAGGAGCCAGACGGCGTCGGCCGCTGCATCGCTCCCGGCTCTTGTTGCCGGCGAGTCGATGTTTGCGACACTCAGCCCCTTGGTGCGCTCATACGGCACCTCTCCGCGAGTTATTCGCAGCAGGTTGGCCGCGCAGAGCTCTGGCCTGCTGTTGCCTTTTGCTTTCAATACGCATTCCTCCTTTACGCGAGCGATAGGTCTTTTGTATTCACCCAGCTGTTGATCCCGTCCGGATGTCCGAGCAGCGCCTTGTCAGGTTTGAGCTGAGAGACGACGTGCGTGCGATCCTTTACCCAGCCGGGGATCTTCTGGCCGGTTGCGTAGTTCGTGCCGGTGATCTTGACCTTGCTGCCGACCTTCAGGCTGGTGCTGCTTGCCTTCTGGAGCGCTGCGTTGGCCGGTTTCACCTCTGCTTTAGTTGCTGATGATGGGCCGACGGTCAGAGCTGTCCCTGTTCCGGTGGCCTTTTTTTCTTCGGTTATTTCCTCGAAGCTCATGCCGAGCTTGGCCCGGTGCATCCGGCCGAAGTCATCCAGCAGGACGTCGCTCAGGTCGATCCTTTTGAGCTGGAGCTTCGGGCCGAACTTCTTGCCGGACAAATAAAAAAAGTCGGATTGACCGACCAGCTGCTCCCACTCCTTGATCTCTGCCTCGACGTTGACGCCGAGGGCCGCATTGAGCTCCGTGGTGAATGACAGAGGCACCAGCTTCCGGCCTCGCTCGTTTGTCGCAGGCGAGTCCTCGAGGTCTGTGTTGGTCTCTGCTTTTAATTCGTAGGAGGTAGAGAGCCCGGAGAGAGTGAGCACCTTTTTCGGTGTTACCTCCCAGCGCTTTGTCCTCCATTTTGCTATTACTGCCAATAGAAACGCCTCCTTTACTGCGGGCCGCTCGTGGTCGAGTCGCCGGGATCGACGCCGCCATGGACGTGACCGTTGATACTTTCGAGGCTGCCGGTGGCGATGTCATTGTCGACCGTGAGGCCGCCGTTGATCGTGATGTCTCCGCGGAGGACTCCGAACCATTCGCCATCCATACGGCCGAGCAGCTGCCCGGTGTGATCGTCAAATACCACATACACGACTTCGGTGCCCTTCTTGAGATCTCCGGAAGCTCCGCGCATATGCCACGGTATAACCACGGGACGGGAGACGAGGCCGTTGCTTTGGCTCGGGCTTACTCTGGCCATGGTCTGGTCTCCGTTTCTATCGGCAGGGCCTTCGATGGTCAGGATCGTGCCTTTTTCAATGTTTGCCATCAATATCCCTCCAATGGTTTTCTAAAAAAGAGCTTTGTCTCTCCCTTGATGTAGTCGTGGCGGGCCTTGGTGATGAAAACAGGGCCGTCCCATGCGCTGGCCTTGGCCGTCTTGATGTTGATCAGGCTGGCCGCTGCATAGCCCAGCAGGAGGCTCCGTTTGATGGTTCCGGTGTAGCTGTCTTTGTTTGCTGCCCTGAGCAGGCCTTTGGCGTATCTGATGGCCTCGGCGTTGCTTGTGCAGTTGATCGGGTTCCTCGGTCTGAGCACCCGGCGGGCGTTGCCACCGCTTGGTGCGGTGAATGTGCCTTTATATTTTCCGCTGGCCACCTCTGCGGATCCGTAGGAGAGGGCGCTGTTGTCAAAATACTCAAATACGCCGTCCTTTCCGATCTCCAGCGTGGCCGTCGGTTCCAGCCCCTCCATGTGCTGCTCGTTGTAGACGATCAGCTTCCCGTCGAATATTAGCATCCCG